TCAATATAGATGAAGTGAGGCAATTAGGAAAGCAATTGTTTCAGCAAAAGAAAAGAACAAACTACAGATACGAAATTAGTGATTTATTCAATTAGGAGGAATAATGGGTAAAAGATTAGCAAAAAATAGAGTTAGAAGTATTTTAGAGGAATATCCGGAAACACGGAATGCTGAAAATCCCGACACATATGTTATGTGCTTAATATTGATTGAGGACGGGATAATAACGCAGGATCAGGCGGCAAAGATATATGACGGATATTCAATTAACAACATAGTTAAAAGTCGCCAGAAAATCCAAAATTCAGACAAGGAATACGAGCCAAACGAGGAAACTAAAAAGAAAAGGTTTGTAGGATATATGAATTTCAGACACGCCTGGCGGAAAGGAAACTTGGATGTCTAAGAGGATGAGCAGAGAAAATCAAAAATTAATTTACTGGTTCATAGACTGTTACGCCTATAAATTAAAAGGCGTAGATATTAACTGGAAAAGTAGCAAGGAAAAACCAAATATTTCTGATTATTTTCTTTACAAGGCAAAAGAAGACTTGAAAAAACTTTATATCAGGCACAGCGGCAAGAATGTAAAGGGATATGAGCCTTTTAAGAATATGGAAAGCAAGCTGAAAGACAGAATCGGAGATATAATTGACAAGAATTACACGAAAGAAAGTAAAATCAATATAATCACGAACGATTTAATGGATTTTGTAACTGACGAGATTCAAATGTTGTTTATCAAATTGAATGATACTTTTAGCTTGGCACTTAAATTAATGAGTAATGCCGAAGCTGTGGCATTTACTAATTTCCTGTTTGACTATTTTTTGCAGAATGATATAGCAATGTGGGAAGAAATGCAAACACTATATAAACAGCAGAATGAAGAAAAATATATTTATGCAAAATTAAAATATAAACGTTGTGCAGTATGTAATAGAACTCCAGTTGACTTTGAACATTGGCAGTCGGCTGGAAGCTTGGGAGGTTATGCGAATGATAGAGGACAGGGAAGATATATTTCGCTTTGTAGACAACACCATACCGAAAAGCACGATATTGGAGTGGAAGCATTTGAAAGAAAGTATGATGTGAGAGGTATTTATTTGGATTGTGAACAGATAAAAGAATTGAAAAAGATTTATAAAAATCATTTTAAGGCGTTTAAGGAGGATAAATGAAAAAATTATTGTTAGCAGGACTTTTAGTAATAACTATAAGTTGCAGTACATATTATGAGAAATTTCAGCAAGAGTGTAGGCGATATAAAGTTATCAAGAAGTTAAAATCTAAAATAAGCAAAAAGATATATCTGAAATTTGAGAACGGAAGCATACATGAAGTATCACCAATATTGAAATATGAGGATATAGAAGAAAATCATAAATTGAAGAAATGTAATTTTTAGAAAAAGTTTTAGAAATTAGGACAATGACAGTTGAATATTTTTGGTCTTGAGGTATAATATGTATTATTATGTTTTAGGAGGAATTATGGAAAATATTAGTATAGATATTTGCAAAAAAGAGATAAAGAAAAATATCGAAGATATTGAGAGGAGTTATGAAGTACCTTTTTCTATTATTGGTAAATTGCGAGAATATCAACAATCAGAAGACAAATATTCTTTAGAAATAGAAAATGAAAGTGCAAAAGAAAAAACTTTGATATATGGATTAAATGTTTTTTTGCAAAATATAAAAATTCCGATTTATGAATTTTTAGAAGATAGAAAAAACGTAAATCAAAATCTAATAGAAATTATTGAAAAATTAGAAGATTTTCTTTTTCGTATAGATTTTCAATTTAATAAGTATCTGAATTCTAAAAAATTTGAGGCTATTTATAAAAAGAAAAAAAACGAAATGGATAGTGAACAAATACTGGAATATACGAATTTGAAAGAGAAAATAAAAAAGATAACAACAGATTTGATATTAATTTCTACATTGTTTGGAGTAGAGAAAAATTTAAAAAAACGTTTTGAAAACGAAGATAAAAAGATGCTTGAAGTAATGGGGATATTTTTATCCATATTTTCAATAATAGGATTAGGGATAGTCGGAATATTAAATATTCAAGATAACTTACCGACAAATATTTTATTGATAATGGGGAGTATTTTAATCGTTATAACCTTGTTGTTCGCATTGATAAAATACAATTCCGAAAACAAACATAAATTTTTCATTATTACAACAATAGGATTAGTTTTGATAGGGATAGGGATAAGTTTATACAAACCTACTGATAAAAATTGGGAGGAAACGAAAATAAAAATAGAAAACCTTGAAAAAAGATTAGGTTATGAAAAAAGAATAAATGAGTTAGAAAATAAGACCAAATAAACTGGTCTTTTTATTTTAGAAAGGAAGTAGAATGAACGAAAAAGATATAGACAGAATAGCAGATAAAATATTAGAGAAAATAAGGAATGACAAAGAGATAAAGACTGAAAAACAACTGACACCGTTTCAGAAGACGGAGAAGTTACTATCAGAACTCTCACTACTGAAAGGAGCCATTGATTCTAAAAATATGCTCATAGAGGATTTGAAGAAAGAGGGAATATCAATTCAGAAAAGAGAAACTGGAGTTAATGTGCAGTCTAGCAAAGTATATCTATCAGAATTAGAAAAAGTAGAAAATAGGATTGAAAAATTACAGGAAGAAATTACAAGGATAGAAAACGTTGTTAATATGGTTGAAAGGGCATTAGGTACAATTAGGAATAATAAATATTACGATATAATAGAAATGAAGTATTTTGATGATTTAACATTTGAGCATATATCTGAAAAATTAGATATAAGCGTTATAACTGCAAAGAGATATAAAAATAATATTGTATATAATTTTTAATATGTTATAATATGTCAAGATGAAAGAGTATGAGTTGAGTACTTGTTATTGGATCCTTGATTTATATAAGGACAAGACAGTTTAAAAGCTGTCTTTTTTTGTTGCAAAAAGGAGGTGGTAGCATTGAAATTAAATACTAGACAAAAGGCTTTTTGTGAATATTATGCAGCTTGTGGAAATGCTACTGAATCCGCAATAAAGGCTGGGTATAAAGAAAAGAATGCTAGATTTATCGGAAGTGAAAACTTAACAAAAACCAACATAAAAAAATATATAAAAGAATTGCAGGAGAAAGCAAAAGAAAGCAGAATATTGACAGCAAGGGAAAAAAGAGAATGGCTAAGTGAAGTTATTAAAAATAGAAATGAAAAGTTGCAAGACAGATTGAAGGCATTGGATATATTAAATAAAATGGATGGCGACTATGTGGAAAAGGTACAGTTATCAGGGGAAGTTAAAACAAGCAACCCATTTGAAGGGCTAACTACTGAAGAATTGAAGAAGCTGGCGAATGGAAAGTAAAATAGTGCTAGGGGCGAAATTGGAACTTGCAAGACGTGAGTTCTTTTTTTATTGCAATTTGATGGCACCTGACTTCTATAAAGAAAGCCGCAGTTATTTAGTAGAGCTGTGTGAAACAATGCAAAATTTTATGGGCAACGAAGAAAATGTATTAATTATTAACTTGCCACCAAGACATGGAAAATCTAGGACAGCAACAATGTTTGTTGAATGGCTGCTAGGACGTGATTCAAGTAAAAAAATAATGACTGGTTCATATAACGAAACTTTATCGACTGTTTTTTCAAAAGCTGTGAGAAACACTATATCTGAAATAAAGGCAGATCCTGAGAAAATAGTTTATAACGATATATTCAAAGATGTACGAATAAAAAAAGGTGATGGGGCTATGAACTTGTGGAGCTTAGAGGGCAATTATAGCAACTATCTGGCAACTTCTCCAACAGGAACCGCAACAGGATTTGGAGCAAATATCATTATAATAGACGATTTAATAAAGAATGCTGAAGAAGCAAATAATGAAAATGTATTAGAAAAACACTGGGAATGGTTCACAAATACAATGCTTTCAAGATTGGAGACAGGTGGAAAAATAATTATAATAATGACACGCTGGCATTCTAACGACTTAGCGGGTAAAGCACTTAATGAATTAGAAAGAAATGGATATAAGATAAAACATATAACAATGAAAGCCTTGAAAAATAATGGTGAAATGTTATGTGATGAAGTTTTACCGAGATATGAGTATGATAGAAAAGTAAAAACAATGGGTTCAGATATAGCAAGCGCTAACTATCAGCAAGAACCTATTGACTTAAAAGGTAGACTTTATCAAGGATTTAAGACATATGATAGGTTAGATTTTGAATTTATGAGAATTAGGAGCTATACAGATACAGCGGATCAGGGAAGTGATTATTTATGCAGTATAATTTACGGAGAGTATCAAAAAGAGGCATATGTTTTAGATGTCTATTATACAAAAGACGGAATGGAAATAACGGAAGAAGAAGTAGCAAAAAGACATTATGAGTATGGAGTAAATATAGCAGATATAGAAAGTAACAATGGTGGTCGCGGATTTGCAAAAAACATAGAAAGAATACTAAAAGAAAAGTATAAAACAAATAAAACTAGAGTTAATTGGTTTCACCAAGGAGCAAATAAAATAGCTAGAATAATTTCAAACAGTACTTGGATAATGGATCATATATATTTTCCTGTTAATTGGAGAAATAAATATCCAGAGTATTATGATGCAATGACTAAATATCAAAAAGAAGGAAAAAATAAACATGATGATGCACCTGATGCAACAACAGGAATAGCTGAGAAAATTATAAATCAGAACAAATTAAAAACATTAAATAAAAATATATTGGGGGTGAGATGATGGAATTAAAAACATTGGAGAAAGCATTGTGGAATTTTTTAGTAAATGATTTAGCACGGCTACAAAAACTGGAAGACTATTATATTGGTAGACATAAAATATTGGAAAAACCTAATAGGTTGAAGGAGAAACCGGATAGTAAACTTATCCACAATTTTCCAGGGTATATAACTACGATAGCAACAGCTTATTTTATTGGGAAAAATATTAATTATAAGTTGTTGGAAGATAATTTGGCTAATGAGTACGAGATGGTTGGAAAATATTTAGCAACGGAGGAAGAACAGCAGTGTA